CATGGCACAGATAAATATGGACGGCGTTCTCATCGGTGAGGTCGAAACAAAAAATATCATGACAAAATCCAGTCTGCCCGTGGGTGGATATTCTGTGAATCCCTACGTGGGATGTACCCATGCCTGTAAGTACTGCTATGCTTCCTTTATGAAACGCTTTACTGGACATACTGAAGAATGGGGAACCTTTCTCGATGTTAAGCGTTGGCCTGAAATAAAAAATCCGAAGAAGTATTCCGGTCAGCGAGTGGTAATCGGCTCGGTCACTGACGGATACAATCCGCAAGAGGAGCGGTTTGGCAATACAAGAAAGCTGTTGGAGCAGCTTATCGGCAGCGGTGCGGATATCCTGATCTGCACGAAGTCCGATCTGGTAGTGCGTGACATTGACCTGCTGAAAAAGCTGGGACAGGTTACCGTTTCGTGGTCGATAAATACGCTTGATGAGAATTTCAAAAACGAAATGGATGCCGCAGTCAGTATTGAACGCAGAATTGCCGCCATGAAAAAGATATACGATGCAGGTATCCGCACAGTCTGTTTCGTATCTCCCGTATTTCCCGGCATCACAGACTTGGAAGCCATTTTTGAGCGTGTGCATAATCAATGCGATTTGTTCTGGCTTGAGAATCTGAATCTGCGAGGCGGCTTCAAGAAGACAATTATGGATTATATTGCCGAAAAGCGTCCTGATCTTTTGCCACTTTATGATGAGATATACAACAAGCATAATCGCAGCTACTTTGAAGCTTTGGAGAAAAAAGCGGAAGAAATGGCAAAGACATATGACTGTCCGTTCGTGGATAATGAAATGCCATATGGCAGGGTTCCGCAGGGGCATCCAGTAATAGTGGATTATTTCTACCACGAAGAGATCAGAGGGTCGGATAATACTGGAAAACGAAATAAATAAGAAATATAACGTAGAAACGCCTCCGAGCCGATGTGGTTCAGAGGCGTTGCTGCGTCTGTGGGATTATGCTTTGATCTCGGTGCCGTCCTTGAAGGTCACCCGGATGTCGTCCTTGCTGTGAACGGTGATGTAGTCCACCATCGCCAGCCAGTCTGTTTCCCGGAACTCCGTCAGCGGCTCCCGGCTCCGTAGCTCTTTCAGGTAGGATTCGATCTGATGTTTGCGGGCTTTCCGCTCGGCAATCAGATCGGTGACTTCGGTCTGTCTGCCCTTTGCCTTGTCGAACCGGGCGACCAGCGCGTCGTAGCGTTTCTGGTATTCCGTCTGGTCGAGGGCGACATGTGCGTTTTCATTGATGCAGTCCTCAATGAGCTCCGCTGCGATGTTGATTTCCGCTTCCAGCTCGGATAGCTCACTCTCAAGGGCTGTGGTGTCGAGGCTCTTCATCAGGACCTGCTCGTATATGGCTATGAACTGTTCTTTCTGGTCAACCACCTTATTGGCGGCCCGGAGGAACAGTTCTTTTATTTTATCCTCGGTGAGCGTCGGTGTGCCGCATTTCTCGCCTTCAAACTTATGATTGCACTGCCAGATGACCTTCCGGTAGGCGTCGTTGCTGTGCCAGACCTTTGGCCCGTACCAGCTGCCGCAGTCAGCGCACTTTATCTTGCTGGAGAAAATGCTGACCGAACTCAGGCGGTTTTTGCCCTTCTTGCGGGTAGCCATCAGCGTCTGGACCATCTCGAAGGTTTCAGGCGGTATGATGGCTTCGTGGTTGTCACGCACATAGTATTGCGGGATCTCGCCCTCGTTCATTTTCTTTTTCTTGGTGAGGAAATCGACGGTGTAGCTCTTCTGCAGGAGCGCATCTCCTTTGTATTTCTCGTTGGTGAGTATGCTGCGAATGTTGCTGGCATTCCAGTGGTCCTTGCCGCCCGGTGAAGGGATGCCTTCTTTCGTAAGTGCCGTGGCAATCTGGAACGGTGACCGGCCTTGAAGGAACATTCCGTAGATCCGCTGCACCAGTTTGGCCTGTTCCGGGTTGACTACAAGGTTCCCGTCCGGGCCTCTGTCGTAGCCGAGAAAGCGGTTGAACGGGACCGTGACCTTGCCGTCTGCAAAACGCTTCCTTTGACCCCATGTGCAGTTCTCGGAAATGGAGCGGGACTCTTCCTGCGCCAGCGAGGACATGATCGTCAGGAGCAGTTCGCCCTTGCCGTCAAAGGTCCAGATGTTTTCCTTCTCGAAATAGACCTCGATGCTGTTTTCTTTCAGCTTTCGGATGGTGGTCAGGCTGTCAACCGTGTTTCTGGCAAAACGGCTGACGGACTTTGTGATGATGAGATCGATCTTTCCGTCAAGGGCGTCTGCCACCATGCTTTTGAAGCCCTCGCGCTTTTTGGTGTTCGTCCCAGTGATGCCTTCATCGGTGTAGACCCCGGCGAACTCCCAATCGTCTCGTCCTTTGATGTAGTTGGTGTAATAATCGACCTGCGCCTCATAGCTGGTCAGCTGCTCCTCGTTATCAGTGCTGACACGAGCATAGGCGGCCACCCGGCGCTTTTTGGTGCTGTTAATCGGTGCCGCCGTAAACCGGCTGAGAGTAGCAGGTATTGTCGTTACGGATTTGGCCATTTCTTTTCACTCCTTATTTTCTTGATTCTTTCACTCATTGCCTCCTTGCGCTCATCTGTCCAAGCAGCCTTCATCGACTCGATAGCCTTTTCCCTACGCTCCGGAGTCCAAGGTGTGCCGTGGCGCTTTTCAACATAATCTCTGGACTCGGTATGGCCGTCCCGGAAATGGAATGTGACCGTGTGGTCAAGGATTGTCGCTTTTTCCATCTGTGCGTCCATCGCTGCTTCGTCGTACTCCTCAAGTCCAAGTACCTCGGTGACCAGCCGCTTCATAGTTTCGTCCCTGATGCCGGGATTGTGGCAGGTGTCTTTCGGGCCGGTGCAGTACCAAGACCGCGTCGGGGTTCCGTCCTTGCGCTTTCCGGATTGGCAGCGGTAATTGGCACCGCAGCAGCCGCACTTGATGAACCCGGTGAACTCGTAGAACAGATGCTTGTTCGGGTTGGTGTCTTTTCTCTTATGCCTTTCTCCCCAGAGCTTTCTGCGCTCGTCCGTCCACCAGTCCTTTTTGGCAGTGGACTCCCATGTGCGGGTGATTTCTCGACCGTCCTTCAGGAAGAAGGTCATCACCTTGCGCTCCGGCACTTCGATGTGGTCCACCTGCTCAAGGAAGGCGTCCTCGTCGAAAGCCTCAAGGTCAAGCACGGCAGCGCACTCGCTTTCCAGAACCTTCTGGGGAATGGTGCCTTTGACCGGGCAGCGACCGCCTTTTACCTTGGTAGCGCCGCAGCCCCAGAACTCCAGCTCACTTCCGCGATCCCTGCGTCTGTTATGCATGTAGCTGTATCCGCAATGCGGGCATTTGATTTTGCCGGTGAAGCAGCAGGTGTTCAGTGACTTGTTTCCAAACGGGCCGAGCTCCTTCCGGCGCTTGAACTCTGCCTGAACCGCGTCCCATTCGTCTTTCGGGATAATGGCCTCGTGGGTGTTCTCGACATAGTATTGCGGGAGCTCGCCACGGTTCTTTTTGCGGTGTTTGGTGATCGGGTCTTCGCAGTATTCCTTCTGGAAGAGCATGTTGCCGGTGTAGGTGATGTTTGTCAGGATTACTTTTACATTGGAATCAACCCACGGCTTTCCTTGTCGGGTATAAATGCCGCGATCCATCAGCATGCGCCCGATCTCAATGCGGGACGCGCCTTTCATGTATTCTGCGTACATCCAGCGGATGACTTCGGCTTCCTCCGGAACGATGACCAGCTTGTCGTCCTGCCACTCGTAGCCAAAGATGGTGAACTTGCCGTTGGGTATGCCTTGCTTGAAACGCTTAATCGTACCCCAGCGGACATTCTCGGAAATGCTCCGGCTCTCTTCCTGTGCGAAAGAAGCAAGGATCGAAAGCATCAGCTCGCCGTCACCGCTTAAGGAATTGATGTTTTCCTTCTCGAAGCGAACTTCAATGCCGAGGTCCTTCAGGTGCCTGACTGTATTCAAAAGGTCAACCGTGTTTCTGGCAAAACGCTGTATCGACTTGGTGAGCACGATGTCGATTTTGCCTGCCTCGCAATCTGCAACCATGCGCTTGAACTCTTCACGCTTTCTGGTAGCGGTGCCGGTAATGCCGTAGTCGGCATAAACGCCTGCATATTCCCACTCCGGGTTCTTCTGGATCAAGGCGCTGTAGTAGCTTACCTGTGCAGAAAGCGAGTGCTGCATCCGCTCTGATTCCATCGATACTCTGGCATAGGCAGCGACTCGCTTTCTTGCTTTCAGAACCGGAATTTTCCGTTCTATTTTTTCGACTGTTTTCATGGAAAAATACCTCCTTTCAGTGTACTATATATCACTCTAAAAGCCTGAAATATCAAGCGTTTTCGGATAATAATGTACCCAAATATGGTCGGTATTTTTCAAGCAGAATTGTATCAATTTCAGCGTATTCCTTTTCGGTGATCAGGCCCTTTTCCAGCATGCTTTTTGCCATCGAAATGGCCGCGTGGTAAAGCATGTCGCTGTGGAGTTCTTCCGTGCTCATCAGGCATCACCGCCTTTGAACCGGGCCGCGATATAGCAGTCGTGGGAGCAGTATTTGCGCTTGGCATTTCCGTATGCCGTGAAGTCCTTTCCACACTCCGGGCAGGTAAAGGTATAAACGGCCTTTTGCTTTACGGCTTCCGGATGAGCGTTCCACCATGCCGTCCTGCACTCTGGGGAACAGAACTTCTTTGTCTTTCGTCCGGGGAGCTGAACGAGCATTTTGCCGCAGTTCTGGCAAAGCTGCGTGGGAACTGCTGCGAGAGTATGACTTTCCGCTTTCTCTCCGGCGAGACCGTGAGTGCGGCAGTACGCCTTTACACTGTCCTTGGAAAGACCGACGCTGTTGGCAATGGCAGTATATCCGAAACCCTGATGACGCAGGGCTGTTATCTTTTCTCTTTGTTCATTGGTCACTGATAGTTCCTCCAATCCGAGAGGGTTCCTCTCAGTACCCACTGGACAGAAGGTGCCGTTTTGAACGAAAAAAGCATAA